AGACTTATATAAATATCTTATGAGTTATGTCAGCCAGTTGCCAAAAAGATAGTGTTCTTTTTGTTTTTATGAAAGTTTTTTAGGGGGATAATAATATATATACTTAGAGATAAAATAAAATATATTTCTAGCATTCACAGTTTTATTTTTTCTTAAAATGCGATATAATAAAGATGTAAATTCGTATCAAAAACAAAAAAAGAAACTACAATCTATTAGCCTAGAGTGAAGTTTCATTAACTAAATATTAATGTCGTTTTTTATTAAACTTGATTTTTACATCAAGCTCAAAGTCACTCCTGCCAGAGTGGCTTTTTACTTTTCTGGAAATAATATATGTAATAAAGCTAGCTGTTAAACTAGCTAACACTCCTAGTAAAAATTCGCTCATTTCTCCACCTCCTTCCTTTTAAGGGATGGAATGTAGAAAATGAAGCTCCACTCTTAGATTGTAGTTCCACAAGATTATTCTTGCATTTTAATTATAACATAATTTTACAATTATCAAATATCCATTCTCCATATTTTTTTATTTATACAATATATTCTATATTGCAATAAAAAACATTGTTTTAAATATATATACATAGGTATATACTAAATATGTTAAACTTAATTATGGAAAATATAAAATGAAAGGAATAAAAATATGACTAAGACTATATTATGTGATTACTGTAATAAAGGAATAAATAAAGATGATAATAAGTATATTACTTTTCATAAGAAAAGTCATATGAAAACTAACATTTGTATTAATTGTGCATTAAATTTGATAGATAAAGATAAATTAAATGAAAATATTATAAATAATCAACATGATTATTCAAAGAAATGAAAAAGCACTCTCCATAATGAAGAATGCTCTATATAATAATGTTTGACTTAGTAAAGATGTGTTGGGGTTACATATTTACTTTTTTATTATATCATATAACTTTGTGTATGAAAAAGAATTTAAATCAATTTTAAGGTGTGTTGAGTAATGTTCTTGATAGTTTATATGTTGATGAATTTCAAAAAAATAAGCACTCTTATAAAAAGAGTACTTTTGGTATATATTCAAGCATTTATCTAATACAATTATAGCATGTATTATGTTTTAGTATGATAATTTTCGTTCGTTTTATTATTACAACTTCTACTATAGTTTTCATACTTTAACATCAACTAAATGAATTTAATTAAGATTACTAGTTAATCGTTTTTTGGTTCTTTCATATTCTGAAATCTAAAATTTTATTATTTGTTTATTGTTATTATTTAACACATGTTGGTATTTCAACGATTTATCTTATTGTTAATATTCTTATTGCTTCCAAAGTATATCTAATTATTTTTAAGATAATTTACTAATTTTTATTTTTTCAAACATACATTCGACAAAAAACAGTTTTTATATGGTATAATTATATTGTATAATACAAAAGGTTAATGAAAATAATTAATATTAAATGTACCAAAAAAAATAGTTTTTGATATAATGAATATTATAATAAATAATTATTTAAATAAAATATTATATAAGGATGTGATTTTATGGATTTCAAAATCAGAGAGCTAATTAATGATATAACCCAAGATATTATCCAAACATACAAAATCCAAATTCCAATAGTAAATATAAATCAAGTTGTTGATGCTTTAGGAGGCAAGGTAATAGAAGATAGTTCTTTAAGTGGATACTCTGATGGATTTATTAGAAAAGTTGATGATTCATTTGAAATAGTGGTATCTCCTTATCAACCAGATACCAGAAAGAATTTTACCATTGCTCATGAACTTGGACATTTATTTTTACACATGGGTTATGGCATTGATGATGAACTATGGAATAGTCAAGATGGAAATCAGTATTTTAGAAGTGGCAATACCAATAAGGAGTATCAATCCAATGAATTTGCAGCAGCCTTGTTGATGCCTAAACATGAATATAAAAGAATTATGGATGAAAACACAGTAGGTAATAAGGTCGACACTTCAAAAATTGCAGAATACTTTAATGTTTCCTCTTATGCAGCATCTAATAGAGGGAAATGGTTAGGATATTTACAATGGTAGATGATAAAGAATATAAAACTCAAAATGTAAATAATGTTCATAATTCAGCTAAAAACGAAAACGCTTTTAATCTTAAAAAGTATAAGGAAAAACTTCAAGAAAATATTAATACTGATATTTATGAAAAAGAAAAAGAACCTAATCATCCAGAAGTGATTTTGTTCTTTTCTTTTGATATAGCTAATTCATCATTATATAAAAATATAAATTATAGCGGATGGGCTAAGGTATTATCACATATAATTCGTAAGTTACAATATAGAGTTTATGAAAACCTTAAAGCACAACTTTGGAGAGTTCTTGGTGATGAGGTAATTTTCATTATCGTACTAAAAAATTATGATGAAATTTATAAATACATAGATATAATCTTTGATATTTTAACAAGCACTGCTAAAGATATAAAAAGTGGTAATATATTCTCTACACTAGAAGGATTTTCTGAATCTGAAAAATACTTAATGAAACTTCAAAATATTATTTCATTAAAAGGAGCGGCCTGGATTGCTATAGTATCAAGAAATCCTAATTTTAATGCTTTAGAAAATAATGAACAATATGAAAATATTTCTGCTATGTACGATTTATCCAATAATTATAAAATATTTGAGTTCTTAGGAAATGATATTGATGCTGGTTTCAGAATATCAAAGCAAACATGCCCAGAAAGACTTGTTCTTAGTTTTGAACTAGCTTATATATTATCAAGAAAAACTGATATTTTATCTAAATTACATATAATTACATATAAAAAATTAAAGGGTATCTGGAAAGATAAACTATACCCTATCATTTGGTATCATAATAAAGGAAAAAATAATGATATAGAATTTGATGATAGTTTTTCTTTTGATGAAATAGAAGAAAATGAATTGGTTCGAGAATATTTTTTTAATAAAAAAGGAGAAAGTAAATTACTAATTGATTCTTTTATGTTTAATTCTGTAGACAAGGCTTTGGATAAAATACTTATAGACAGAAACCTTAGTGATAAGATTGAAAAAATAGGTGACGTAATTTCTAAAACAAACCCCAGTTATGATAAAAATACAATAGATAAAGACTATATAAAAGTAGATTTAATGGAATTACACTGTGTTGCGGTTTGTTATAATAAATCAACTTCAAAAATATTAATTGCGAAAAGAAGTGATAATAGAAATAATAATGCGAGTAAATGGGAATTTGGTTGTGCTAAGGCAAGTCTAGAAACTTCAATTATAAATACTATTAAAGATGAATATGAAAAAGATTTTAATATAAACATTGAACCTATTACTGATTGCACAAGAAAAGATGATTGCCAACCTATACCTCTAGCAATTTATCAAGTTAAAAAAAGTGATGGTTTACACAAAGGCATTATAACTCTCGCAGAAATAATAAATGATTATGATATTTCTAAATTTGAACCCACATCAAAACATAATGAACTTGCATGGATAGGAGAGGATGAACTTGAAGATTTTAATGAAAACACAGTACCTGATTTTAAAGAAACTTTAAAACTAGCATTTAAAAAATTAAATGAAAATCAATTACAAGAATCTACAAATATGTAAATAGTATTCTTCTATGATTTGATTCTATCTTCATAGAGGAATACTAACCAAATAAAACATTTTCTAAATAGCATTAAAAACTACTACAAGTATATATATAAACAATATAATACCACCTAAAATAAAAGCTTCTACTGACTTTTTTACATTATACATTTTCTTATCACAGATTAAAGATAATTCTTTTATTTGAACAAGTGCATCATTAATCAAGTTTTCTTCGTCTTTAAATGCATTTTCAAATGCTTCTTTGTACTGTTCATTATTTAAAGATGCTATCTCTTTATAATAAAAAATAGATTTATATTCATTTTCTATTTTAGAATTCCTTGGCTTTAAAACCATAATCGAAAAATAAATTGAAATAACAAATATACATAATATAACAATGTAAAATAGCATCTCTAAACATCTGATATTACTTATACTTAAGTGATTCATTATTTTTTCCTTCCCTGAAAATAAAAAACCTATAATTGCGCTATTTAATAATAGTAAAAAACTAGCTTTATTATCTGATTTTTCAATATAGTAATCAATTCTATTTACTATAAACTTCGCTATGTCTATTTTTTTATCCATGATTTTACTACCTCATTTCATTAAATTTTATATTGATTCAAAATTTTATTTTCTACTTATTATCATTGAATAAATTATTATTTGGAAATAATCTTATTGAAATAATAAAAATATGTGAAAGAAAGTAATAACTAACTATAATTACTACTTCCTAACTTAAACATTCTATCTCTTCCAATTAAAAGTAAGATATCGTCCTCTATAAGTTTCATATTCTCTTATAATATCCAATATTTCCTCCCTAGAAGTTGCAATTAAACTTCTATCAAATAGTTCAATCATTCTATTGCTATCATTATCAGAAACATTACAAGACTCTAATATCTCATTATTAAATATTGCAATAGCATACCCAGTACCTATTTTTATCTCATTTAATTCATGTAAATTATTTGCTGCTCTAAAGATATCAGCTTCAGCCAATCCACCTAAATCTTCGCTTCTATTAATCAAGTTATTAAGTTTAATACTAAAAGCTGCTCTTACAAATCTCTCATAAACCAATGCATCCATACATAAATCCTCCATTATCACAATAATATATTTACATTATATTACAATAATAGAGTTATCACAACAAACAACCACTTCTAGTTGATAACTTTTATCTATCTATTAATAAAATCCAATGCTTTATAAAGTGTATCAAATCTATCATTACCTTTTATCATAATAAATTTTTCTTTAGTAATAGAACTTATCTTTTCACATGCGCCACCTCCTACAACATATAAATTTTCCGTCTGACCTGGTACGTAATCTTTTATATCACAAACTAAAACTTTGCTTGGACTATAGCCCCAACTAAGCACATTCGCAAGTATCTTATCAACTTCTCCATCATAAACAATTGTATGTTTGTACATCTGTTTAACTCCCTCATTATTTATATTTTTATTTAATACACCTTCTACAATTAACTTAGCAATACCTTCATGACCTAGTTTCTTAGCTTTATCATAATCTTCTTTATTATCACAGAAGAAACTTTCAATTAATACTGCTGTAGGCTTTGAACTATTTAAGATATATAATCTTTTATCTAATTTAGCACCTCTATTTTTAAATACTGTACCTAGTTTATCACATATTCTAGTTGCATACTCTAAGCCTTTATTACTATAATATAGGACTTCTGAACCTTTACCTTGACCGTTACTTGCATTTAAATGTAACTCTATAAGTAAATCATATCCTCCACTATTAACTCTAGGTATTTTATAAGACTTTTCTTCATTCTTAGTTTTAAACTGCTTTTCTGGGCATATTATTACATCTACCTTATGCCCTTCTTTTCTAAATGTATCTGCTAATACTGGTGCAAGAGATTTGTTGTATTGATACTCGTTAATTACTCCATCAGCAGAAGTGCATGCTCCACTTTTTAAAATACTGTGTCCTACTGTAATACATATTTTCATTATTTATTACCTCCCTTAATATTTAATTCGTCTGTCATTGTATCTAGTAAATTGCCTATTTTCTCCTTTAATTTTTTGGGAACTGGTAATCCACATAAGTACATATTTTTTAATATACTTACACTTTCATACAAAATGAATAGAATAGAGAAAAATTCAGATATTCCAAGATGATTTAATCTCAAGAAATCAATCCAATCTTGTGGCAACATAAATAAAAAGTTAAACTTTGTAAGTATATCAACTACTGCTAGAAAAAATATACATGCTATCATTGCAACTTTTCTTATTCCTCCATTTATTCCAAAACTTGAATTAAACTGATGTGTTTTTATTGCTCTTAAGCAACCTAACAGTGTATCAAATGCTATTGCTAATATTACTAATTTTATAAATATATTTGTTGCTAAAAAAACTATTGTTAAATTCATATTTCCTCCTAATTTTTGTATTAAAAAGGACCTAGAATTATCTAAGTCCTTTAAATGTATTAATTTATTATTTTACCTTTAAATTGTTAACGAAATCTGCAGCTATAATAAAGTATGCTGCATCACATTTTGCTTCTCCCATAATCCCTGGATTAGAAATGTAACAACTTGTTGGGTTTTGTTCTAGCCCCTCTAGCTTTATATTTTCTACCATTATAAATATCTCCCCCATAGTAGGTATAATTAACATTAGAACTAGAATGCAAATTACAATTATTTTCTTCATTTTTTAATCTCCTTTTAATAGAATTTTTTTATTATAGATAAAAATAAAAAATATATAACTAAAAAAGGAAATTATTTTTAATTTATATAAAAAAAACCTATTTTGTTGGTTCTGCTCCTTCTACTACTCCACTTTCTCTAATTATATAATCCTCTACTGCTTTTCTATACTCTGTGTTAGTTACGTCATCTAATTCAAATTCTCGATTTTTTAGAGGGTTTAATCCTCCGTTTAATATCCTCTCTGCTAATATTCTTACTACAACATTATTTATATTCATTATAATAATCCTCCTACTTTTTCATTTTCATTTAATAAAACTTGATTTTCTAATTCTTGTATTCTCTTTTTTTCTTCACTTACATATACTGGTATTTCTTCCAAAATTGGTTGTTTTGTTTCTATATTTATGCCTATAATTCTATTTTTAATATAATCTATACTTCCATATGGAATATCAATATAATCTAATTCAGTTATTTTATTGTGTGGTAACACATCCCCACAGGACTCACCTGTTTCAAAAATTATTTTGCCTGTTTGGTCATATATTACTCTGTTTGGAACATTCATATTTTTTTCTCCTTCTTAAATAAATTTAATAGCATACCATTTATAAATATGTCTTTGAGTTGAGTCAAAGTTATAAGCTGGAATTTGAACACCAGTATTATTAAAATAAACATCCCCTTCGGAATTATTATAGAGCCAACCATTAGCATGAAAATTTTCATCACTGTTTTTTCTAATAAAAGCTGTAACGCTTGAAAAATCAACACCTCTTTGTGTAGCGACACCACGACAAGCAAAAAGGAAAAGTTTATAATTATTTTTATATTCAGTATCATAGTAATCAAAATCAGCAAAGAAAATGTTAGGCTTAAAATCTAAATTACTAATTTTAACCCAAGTACCAGGTTTAAAAGTTCTGTCGGTTAGATATGGATAAGCAATTTTAGCACTATCCGCAAAAGAAGTGACTGTTCCACTAGCAACTTTATATTTAGAGTTTAATTGCGATATAGTATTATTAGCTTGTGTTAACTGATTCATCAAATCCTGTAAACTAGCGTCTCCACTATCAAAAGACTGCTTTATTTTCTCTGATAACTCAACAAGTGTGTTATTCAAACTTGCTTCTATATTCTTTAATGCTAAAGTGTTTATAATACTTGTTTTCCCAACTTTAAATCCTGCATTAACCTCAACTAATTTTGTTGATATATCATTTAAATTTACATTTTCGGGCAGTGGCATTATATTCTTACTTATACTTAAAACTTTTTCAGCAGTTGCATTATTGCTGTCTGTAACAACTATTTTAAGCGTGTGCAGTGCATTATCTTCTAATGTATAGTTAATTGTTTTCTCTGTTGTTAAATCTGTTGTTATAGTTTCTTTTAGTACATCATCTATAAATACTTCTATCTTAGTTAATAGTGTAGGGTCTGTGTGGTCAGCTTTAAATGTTGCTTGTGTGGAGTTATAAGAGGATACGGTTAAAAAAGGTAATGCTTGTAGTAATGTTATTAGGGCATAACCATAAGCACCAGCAGTATTTCCACCAGATTCCATAACAACATTATCAAAATAATATTCAGATGTTGGTGTGTAGCCAGTAGGCTTATAACTATCTTTAGTTAATACGTAGCCACTTCCACCTCCACCTGCTCCCGCACCATTCATTCCTGCACCACCAAACCAGCCACCTCCACCGCCTTCGCCAGTTGAATCTTTAGCAGAACACCCTTTTCCAAAACTTCCGTTTTCTGTGCTTACACGACCAATACCACCTTGATATTGAGTACCGCCGGGACGATGTCTGTCGTTAGCACTATACCCAGTACCTCCTTCTAATCCTCCTCCTGCACCACCAGTATAAGGAGAATATGAACCACCGCCACCACCTGCGACAATTATACGAGATAGCAAACCTTGCTCATTATCCCAAGCACCACCAACGAGCCTTATATCAGTAGCACCACCACCGTACATAGAATAATAAGTACCCATAACCTGTTGATTTAAATAACCTTTACCACCGCCATTAAAACCACTTTTAGTGTTATTACTCGTAGATGAAGAAGCAAAACCACTTTCGCCGACGTAAACATATAATGTAGTTTGTTTTTTTAATGTAATTTCACCTTTAGAATATCCGCCTTTAGCATCAGTATGCCAAGAAGAATTGTTGATACCTCCAGAAGAACCCCAGCATTCAAATTTATATTTGCCAGGTTTCAATATAACACTTTGTGGCGAACCATTGTACCCAAAGTTCCATTCTGTCTGCATTTTCTCACTCTCCTTTAACAATAAGTTATCAATTCATTTACACTTGTTGCAATGTTAGATAACCCACCACTTAATTTTTCTTCTATATTAACCAATCTATCCTCTATTTTCTTAGACGAATAAGTAGTCATTTCAGACACTCTGTTATCATCTACAGTTGCATTTATAAAATGAGTTTCTGCATTTCCATTTATCACATAAACGTTTAATTCTGACCTTGTTTCACTTCTAATTTCTATAGTATTATCATCTATAATTTTAAAGTTTGTAACTACATTTTCTTTTGTAGTAGCATCTATAATATTTACAACTATTCTCTGTGTTAACAAACTATGTGTTACAGTTGCTTTGAATCCATTTTCTGCATCCTCAACCCAATCGTCAATTGTTATTGTTTGAGTAGATGCCACATTAGAACCACCTGCGATTAATTGGTCAATTTTAATATTTTGTTTCTCATTTTCTGTGTCAATTCTAGTGTTTAACTCTGTTTTAGCAGTTTCTAAATTATTTGTTAATTCTGTTTTAGTTGTATCTATTTTAGTATTAACAGTACCTATTTTAGTTTCTAAGTCTTGTATATCTTTGAGTGTTGCAAAGATTATTGTTGGGTCAATTTTAAGTTCTATATTATTTACATTAGATACAATAAGCACAGTTTTAACCTTCATGTCTACCACTGCACCTTGTTCTATAGAAGGTTTATAACACTCTTTGTATTTAGAAATGG